GAGGGCAAGACCTGGGCCACCCTTCACAAGCTGCATATGTTCATGCTCAAGTATGACGGTGCTCAGGGCGCTATCGTGCGTAAGCTCCGCACCACGATGGACGGCACTGTGCTGGCGACATTCAGGCGAGTGCTCGGCAAGGATACGCAAGTTCATGCTTACGGTGGGGAGCATCCTGACTGGTTCGATTACCCGAACGGCTCGCGAGTGTACGTGGGCGGCATGGATAACCCTCAGAAGGTGCTCAGCTCAGAGCGTGATGTGATCTACGTCAACCAGGCGGAGGAGCTGACGCTTGACGACTGGGAGACGCTGACCACCAGGGCGACGGGTCGAGGTGCGGTGATGCCCTTCACGCAGGTGTTTGGAGACTGTAACCCCGGCCCTGCTACTCACTGGATACTCAACCGGCCTTCGTTGCGGGTGCTTTATTCCAAGCATGAAGATAACCCTACGCTCTACGATGACCAGGGGAATCAAACGGTGCAAGGCGAGCGGACGATGACGGTGCTCGATAACCTGACGGGTGTACGTTTCAAACGCCTTCGTCAGGGGTTGTGGGTTGGCGCTGAAGGCATGGTTTACGAGCAGTGGGATCGATCGGTCCATATCGTACCGGACGAGCAGCTCGTCGAGTGGGGCATCCTGACCAAAGAGGGCAAGCCCAACAGTGAGACGCTGCAACTTGTCTTTGCAGCCGTAGACTGGGGCTTTACCAATCCAGGCTCGATAGGTGTCTGGGCTGTTGATAGTGACGGGCGTGCTTACCTCCTTCGCGAGTGGTACATGAGCGGGCACACGATTGACTGGTGGATTGCAACGGCCCAGGAGGCTTGTGAGGAATGGGGCGTTGAGTTCTTCGTGTGTGACCCGTCCGAGCCGGCGTATATTGAGCAGTTCAACCAGGCAGACCTGTCGGCCATGAAAGCACAGAACGACATTGCACCTGGTATCCAGGTGTTTCAGAAGCGCCTGAAGGTCAAGGCAGATGGGCGCGCGCGCTTCTACGTTCGCTCAGGAGCCATGCAAGAGCGAGATTGGCAGCGTGATGCGGCTCACCAACCTTGCGGTCTTGTGGAAGAGATAGACGGCTACGTGTGGGCCGTGCCCAAAGACGGCACAGCTTCCAAAGAGGAGCCTCAAAAGCATAATGACCACGCTATGGATATGGCCAGGTATGCCGTGATGTATATAGACCGCATGTTCGGTGATGGTGCGACGGTGTTCCTGTCGTGATAGTTTCCGTTCTTGAGATGACTAAATTACGGCGGTGGAAGTGGTCACGTTTGAAGGGGTTGAAAGATCGTATGACTGAATGCATCGTTGACCATGATCGAGAGGTTGCTCATTTAACCGCCGATGATATTTTATGCAGCCTGGTTGTGTTGCTCGTTGAAGATGTTGACCAGGACACCATGCAACTGGCTAATGACATCGTTTTGAAGTTCCGTGAAATGGATAAGTGGTACGCCTGATGGCACTAGCATACCTTGAGCCCCAGAGGAAGATGACGCTACGAGACCGCGTGGCCGGCTTGATACGCGGCTCAGTAGAGCGCAAGGACGGCTTGCCTATTCAGGGGTTGTCAGGCGAGCGGCTCGATGCCTGGTGGGGCGGTACTGACGATGCGACCTGGGAAGGTGCATCGTTTGAGAACTTCGTGAGGCTGGCATATAAGCAGAACAGCGCGGTCTTCTCGGTTATTCAGGCGCTGGCAACAGGCTTTGCAGAAGCGCCAATCGCTGTGCATGACAGCCAGAACGATGAGATTGTGAGGCCACGCAAGAACGCGCAGGCAGACCAGATATATGCACTGTTCAATAAGCCGAACCCGATCATGGGCCAGAAGGAGTTCTGGCTTTACATGATGACATATATACCTCTCGGCGGGAACGGTTACGCTTACATGGCCCGCTCGAAGGCTGGCATTCCGGTTGAGCTTTGGCCGTATCATCATGGCAAGATGCGGCCTGTGCCTATGGTGGGTGACAACCCGCCGAGCTGGATAGACCACTTCTCGTATGACCTGGGCAGTGGTCAGTACCGCACGATCCCTACTGAAGACGTGCTCCACATCAAGTGGATGCCCGACCCCGATTTCCCGTACCAGGGTCAGTCGCCAATGGAGCCGGTGTGGCGTGAGACCATGACCGACAACGAGCTGACCCGCTTCATCAAAGCCCTTCTTCAGAATGACGCGGTGCCTCGCGGGCTGTTGACAGTGCCGGCGGGGTTGACGCTGCCCAAGCAGGTCAAGCAAGACCTGAAGCTCAACTGGAAGCGGATGTTCGGTGGCAATAACGCGGGCGACATAGCGATCATGGAAGGCGGCGCCACTTACACACGCCTTTCAATGCTGCTCAATGAGATGCAGACTGACATCATCCGGGCAGTGCCGGAAGCTCGAATAGCCGCGGCCTTCAAAGTGCCTCCTATCGTGGCTCACCTGAACGTGGGGCTGAACAAGGCGACATACTCGAACTATGAGGAGGCTCGCCAGCAGTTCACTGAAGAAACCTTAGTGCCCTTATGGGACCTGGTAGCTTCGGAGTTCAACCAGGGGCTGATGCCGGAGATTGACCCGTCAGGTCGCTTCTACCTGGCATTCGACACAGGCAAGGTCGAGGCGCTCAAAGAGAACGTCAACGATAAAGCCACCTGGGTGACTGCCGGCTACGCCGGCGGCATCCTGACGCTGAACCAGGCGCTGACCATGCTGGGCTTAGAGCCTGTGGACGGACCTGAAGGCGATACAAGGCTGGCGGTGGCCGGCTCGCCTGGAGCTGCACCGGCACCTGCGGCATTACCTGCGCCCGCCTCGACTGGTGCTGATAGCGACGTTGTGAAAAGCATCCAACGGTTCTTGGAGACGAAGGCCAAGCAAGAGCAGACACGCAAGAAAATCCAGGATGAGATACAGTCCGGTGTGCAGACCAAGATTGAGGACGTTTACAAGCGAGTAGCCGCAAAGATTGAGGATGTGGCTTAGCTGTGGGCGATGCGCTTGATGCAGTCGATGATGAGGACATGGGCGACGATGCCGACTCGATGGAAAGCTTCATGCGCGACCAGTATCCGAAGCTGTTCGGGCTGTCTTATGACGAAGCGAACGCGGCGGGCAATCTTCCAGTGAGCGTCACGTTCGACCAGACGAACCCGGCTATACAGAAGTCGATTGACAAGCTGGCCACACGCATCAGGGGCGTGGCCGATACGACGAAGGACGATATTCGGGGGCTGGTGAGCAAGGCGCTTGAAGGCTCGTACGACGACAACCTGGGCAGGACGGTGATACCGTCGAACAAAGAGATAGCCCAGCAGATACGCGACCAGGGCGCTATCTCGTCAGTGTCACGCTCCGACATGATCGCACGCACAGAAACAGCTACGGCCATGAACCTGGGAGCGACATACGCTTACGAGGACGCCGGCGTCTCGGAGGTTGATGTGATGGACGGTGACGACGATGAGGATTGCGCAGATGCTGACGGGCAGACGTGGAGCCTGGACGATGCGCGGGATAACCCGATAGCACATCCTAATTGCACCAGGGCGTTCAGCCCGGTAGTGAAGTGAGGTAATGGTATGAGTAGTGCGAAACTGAATATAGGCCCGGCTTTCACAGGGCGTTGCTCTTGTGGCGGTGTGATTAATTTGCAACCCATACCGGAGGAGCAGCACGTTATTTGCCCGAAGTGTGGTACTCACTTCACTTTGGACGTGCGAATTAATGTGCGCGTCAGCCAGATGATTACCTCGTTTACTCCGGGGGCTGGGCGGTCAAGGCCCAATTGGTTGGTCGATGTGGAAACGAAGCCCGGGTTTATTTCTGCCCACTTGAAGAACGTAGAGTTCAAAGACAGCGACAGTGGCGACGAGCAGCCGGGTGGGGATTGACTTGCACAAGATTGATGATATGATGAAGAGAGAAAAGATACGCACTGGAGAGCTTCGCGGGTTTCTGAAGGTGTTCAGACGCGCGCTGTTGATGCTGGTGCGGTTTATTGAAGATGAGTATGATCTGACGGATTGATCCGTTGAACGTGTAACAATCGAATAGCCCACGCTACTTTTGAGTAGCCTCGGCCCTTTGCTCCGGTCCTTTTGCCCGGTGGCGAAGGGCTTTTTTTATTGCCCTTTGGAGGCATACAGATGGCCGACAAGACAAAAGGAATATACGACGTCGTAACTCAGTCGCAGGTATCGCAGAAAGTGGTGGACTTCGGAGACACCACTTTCGGAGACGCACAAGCGGCTTACGTCTATAACGGGGCCGGCTGGGTGCCAGAGCCTACGCCGCAAGACGTGACTTACCTTGCTTCCGCAGCGCGCACGACCACGCAGACGCAAGGCGACCAGCTCAACAACGGCTGGCGCGGCATGCTGGTTGTGCTCGACATGACCGTTGTGGGCACAGGTTCTGTCACGCTCACGATCCAGGGCAAAGACGCGGCATCGGGCAAGTATTACACCTTGCTGGCCGGGGCTGCCGTGGTCACAAACGTGACGAACGTTTATTACCTTTTCCCTGGCGGGCCTGTGGCGGCCAACGTGTCGGCCAACATGGAGCTGCCGCGAACGTTCCGTCTACTTGTGACGGCCAACAATGCGAACACGGCGACCTATAGCGTTGGCTATAGCCTGCTGTCCTGAGAAGGTGACATCAACATGAAAGAAACAAAATACATATCGCTCAGAGAGTTCAAGGCTACCCAGGACGGCGCGGGCGGCTTCAAAGGCTACGTCACGAAGTTCGGCGAGCTGGACGATGTGGGCGACATTATTCTTTCGGGTGCCTATACCGACACTATCGCCCAGTTCCTGAAGCGAGGCTTTACAGCCGACTCTCATGATTGGTCTTTCGGCGGCGGCATGATCGGCTACCCGGTGTCAGCCAAAGAAGACAAGATCGGCTTGCTTTGTGAGACCAAGTTTCACAGTACGCCTGACGCCCAGGCTGTGCGCACAAAGGCTCAGGAGCGCGCGGAAGCCGGGCTCGATACATTCCTGTCGATTGGTTACGAGCTGGACGGGCAGCCCATCACGGTTTACTCGGCGGACTACGCGAGTGAGCTGGCCAAGTATTCGAGCGGCGACCTCTTGCAGCAAAACATGGCGAAGGCTGCTCAGTTCCGCCAGGTGCGAGTGATCCCCAAGGTTCACCTTTACGAGTATTCGCTTGTGACAGTCCCAGCGCTTGAGTCGGCGATGCTGACAGGCGTCAAGAATGGAGGCCGGGGTGTGAAGCAGATCGATATCAAGGGTGCGTTTGAGGCAGCCATGCAGGAGCAAGAGGGCAGCCTGTGGTTTTTGTGCTGCACGCTCATCCAGGTGCTTGAAGAGATTGATATGGCCGCGGATGTGGCTACCGATATTGGGGCCACGTATGACACGGCGGGCACGACTACTGAGGCTCTTGCCGAGTTCTCAGCCAGGGTGCAGGCGGCTATGGCTGCCGATGACGATGTGAGGATGTTCGGGTACGACGTTGATGCCGAGACCGGCACAGGTGGCGGCGGGCCTGAATACATGGCGAGGTTTCGCGAGCTGGGGCTGACTGCCGGCTTCAACTACGAGAGACATCTGAAAGCGGTGACTGACGCCGCCAAGGATTTGATTCGCCGGACGGAAAAGCGGCGCGAGCTGCTGGTGAAGGAAGGGCGAATGCTGTCGTCTTCGAACGAATCGATGCTTGGGGATCTTGCTGATTCGCTTGATGGGCACGCAGGCAACATCAGAAAGCTGCTTGACAGTAACCAAAAGCCTGATCCGGCAAAGTCCGCCGAAGTCGAGCGCGAGCGCAAGCTGAAGCTTGACGAGATGGAACGATGGTTCATCGGAAACATTGTGGAAGTCAAAACCAGATAACAACACACCCAAAGGGGGAGGAAGCAAAGCAATGGCAACCATAACTTACCAGGAAGAAATCAAGAAGCTGAACGTCGAGGGATACCAGATGTCCCAGGACGCCCGCGCGCTGATCGACCAGTATCAGGGCAAAGAGCGGCCCGCCGATGTCACAAAGCAGATCGACGATCTGCTTGAGAAGCAGTCGAAGAACCGCGAAGAGGTCGAGCGGCTTCTGACCGCCCAGAAAACCCACGAGTTCTATAACGACGTGGATACAAAGAACCATCTGCCCATCGTCTCCAAGGACGAAGTGGGCAACGACCAGTGGACTGAGTACCAGGTGGGTCGCGAAATAAAGATGTTCAACGCATACCGCGCCGGCGAGCTATCCAAGGAAAGATGGACCGAGTATCGTGACGGCTCTTCCGATGAAGCAGCCGCGTTCAAGGCGTCTCTTCTGGGCAACCGCGACCCTCGCGTGCTCCGTTACCTCAAGCCGGAAGCCCCGGACGATCCCAAGAGCAAAATCCCTGACTACCTGATCAAGGGCAATATCTCAGCCGAGCTGAAGACAGCCCTGAACGAAGGCACAACCACACAGGGCGGTTTCCTGGCTCCTTCTATCTACGCCCAGGAGATCATCATCCCTCTGGCTAACCAGAGCTGGACGCGCCAGATACCGCGAATACGCACGATCAACATCACATCCGACAGCTTCCGCCTGCCCAAGATGGCCTACACTACGGCGGCTGTTCTCACGACAGAAACCTCGTCCTATGACGAGAAAGAGCCGACCTTCACCGAGCAGGTGTTCGCACCCTACAAGTACACCAGGGAAGTCAAGGCGTCTGAAGAAATCTTGGAAGACTCCCGGTTCGATCTGTGGGGCGAGATCATACAGCCGGATGTTGTGCAGGCGTTCGCTCTCGCGGAAAACACAGCGTTCGCAGTGGGCACAGGCTCTTCGCAGCCCGAAGGCTTCACAATCAATGCGCCTGTGGGCGTGAACGTAGCTTCCGGCCACCCTAGCACACTGGCGGGGCCGGACGACATCCAGAACCTTTACTTCGCGCTTGACTTCAAATACCGCCCAACGGCTACCTGGGTCATGAACGACTCAGAGCAGAAGAACGTGAGGACGCTCAAGGACAGCGACAACCGCTACATCCTGGCCGACAACATCAACAACATGCTCTCGGCCCCGCAGGCAACTATTCTGGGTCTGCCGGTGAGGATACACACCGGCATGGCAGCGCTGGCTAACGCTGTCGTCGGTATCGTGCTCGGTGACTTCAGCTACTTCGTAATCGCTGACCGCACCGGCATCGTAATCATCTTTGCAGACCAGCTCCGCAGGGCCACAGGTCAGGTCTCCTGGTTCATCCGCAAGCGGTTTGACAGCCACATGATGAACACAGCCGCTTTTACTGCGCTCGTCCACACGACCTAATCTAACGAGATGAGCACGACTTACGCTGTAGTTCAAGACTTTCTTGACAGGTACTCCGGGGGCCGGAGTGCTAACAGCACCGTCGTGCAATCTTACCTCGACACGGCGGCGCGTGTGATTGATGGTCTCACGCGCCGGCCGCCAGAGGGGGCGGAAGCGTTCTCGGCCAGCTCGGCGGGAGTGACTCGCCTGTTCAATGATGACATGTCGGAGAACGGGATTATCGAGATCGACGATTGCCTGAGCGTGACAGCACTGACCAGGGGCGGCCAGGCGGTCGTATCGCCTTACTTCCAGATGTGGCCGTACAACCCCGGCAACGGGCCGTACACGCGCATTCTCTTGCGGGCAGACCAGACATTCCCGCTGATCGCAGTGCTCACACCTTCAACGTGGTACGGCTTTCCATACCCGAACGTTGGAGCCGCTCAGATAGCGGTCACGGGAACGTGGGGCTACTGCACATCGGTCAACAGACCGGCACTGATCAAAGAGGCGACGCTGGCGATCGCGAAGCAGCTTTACGACGAAGGGGCATACACGGCAAAAGACATGATGAACGCCGTGCAGAACCCGATGTCGTGGGTTGACAAGCGAGTCTATCAGCTACTGTCTCGGTCGATGCTGATCAAGGCTGAAGATGGCACGGGGCTATTCGCATGAGTAAGCCTATCGAGATCATCGAGACGGTGAGCGGGAACTTCAAGAGTGGCGGGGCGCTGCATGGAGCTATCGAGATC